ACGACGCGAAATGCCGAAGATGATGGAAGAACTTGTCAACAACATCAAAAGCGCAATTGAATGAAGACGACCTTTGATCTGAACACCCTGATGTTCCGGTTCCTTTCTGGCCTGAATTTGGGTATCACGGGCGGCATCTACAAGGATGAACGTCCGGACGGGTCGGCGCTTGAAGACATCGTTGTGAACACGATCGACCTGACCGCCGACTATGCGCCGCAAATCGCGACGTCGAACATCAACATCCATGTCCCTGATCTGGACCTGACGATCAACGGCAAGCCGCAGAAGAAGGAAGACATGGCCCGTTTGGCATCCCTGACGGACACGATCCTGACGGCGATCCGGGGCCATCACTTCGACGATTGCGGCACCGTGATCCAAAGTCAGGTCGTCTTGAAGGATGAAGATGTCGCCGGCCAACACTATACGAACATCCGAATCGGATGGTATTTGCACGAATAATTTGTTCACCAAAAAACACACACGAATATGAGCATGATTACAATTGGACTGAAAGCCGTTCTGGTAGGCACCGCCATCACCGACAAGACCGCCGCGCAGATCCGCGCGGCCGTGAACGCCGCGACGTTCAAGAAGATCGGCAAGGTCTATCAGGATACGGCGCAGATCAGTCAGGATGCCGCCGAAGTGACCGAACACTTCGAAGAAGGCAAGTCCGCGCCCGAAGTCCGTCGCAAGAAACGGAAGATCCCGGCCGCGAAGTTTTCCATCATGAACCCGTCCGGCCTTCATCTGACCAACTATGAAGGCGGCGAAGCCGTCGACACGGCCGGTTGGGGTACTGACGGAAGCGAAGCCGTCGCCAACAAGTGCATCATCCTTGTCGCCGAACAAGGTCTGACCTTCGTCATTCCGAACGCCGACATCGATGCGGTCCTGAACGGAAACCTTTCCGCATCCGGCATCCTTCTTCTGGAAGTGACCGTCACGCCGTTGACCAACACGGGCAAGTCGATCTACGCCTTCCCGTCTTCCATGATCACCGCGACCGGCACCGAAGAAGCGGATCCTACGGTCCCGAATAACTAACGGATCAACGTCCATTTCACTAACCGACGACCCGATGTCATCATAAAACGTCGGGTCGTTTTTCAAATTATAGCAATGGAAGAAGATATTAAGACAAAGGAAACGATTGAATTGGACGAACTGAAACGGCTGATCGGTAAGGGTCAGACGTTCACGATCCGTCGTGTCGTCATGGTCCGGCCGAAGGGCCTTTTCGGCTTCATGAAGAAGCGGATCCGCAAGGAAGAAGAACTGACGTTCGAAATCAAGGAAGCGACACTTGCGACGATGGACCGGTTGTCGGCCGAAGGGATCCAGATGGTGATCGACGACAACCTTCTGACCGCGAAGGCCGGGAACGCGACCGGCGAAGCGCACAAGTTGGCGCACGACAACGCGATCAGGATGGCCAAATACGTCGCATTGGCCGTGTTGGGCGAAGACTTCACGCCGGCGATCCAGATGCCGGGCGGCCGCGTCAAGTATGTCGAAGACACGGCCCGTCTGGACGAACTGACGAAGTTGTTCGCGCACGCCATCAAGCCGTCGGATCTTTTCAAGTTGTGTGTCACCATCAACGCGATCGAAAATCTGCCGGATTTTACAAATTGTATCAGATTAGTAAGCGCAAGCCGCACGACGATCCCGAATCTGATACAATAATGAAGGGCCTTCGATCGCCCTACGGTCAGCGCGGCGCGATCTGCCAACATTTCGGTTGGACGTGGGACTACCTTCATCACGGGATCGCATGGTCCATTGTGGAAAGGATCATGATCGACCTTCCGACATACGTCAAGAAAGGCGACGAAGACCTTGTTCTGACGGCTGACAATGCGGAAGATATTATGAACTATGTCAATCAAATGATGTGATGAATACGGACAACGGCGCATTGGAATTTGAATCGACGATCGACAACGACCTTCTGGACAAGGCCATCGATCAGTCGGTGAAGAAAATGGAAGGAATGGTTGATTCCTTCGTCAAGGGTGGCGAAGAAATGGACGATGCGATGAAGATCACGACCAAAAACATCGAGATCCAGAAGAAGGTGATCGCCGATCTGGAACGTCAGATCTTCGACCTGAATCAGCAAATCGACGCCCTTTCGCCCGGAACCGCGCAAGATGAACTTCGTCGTCAGGCCGAAGCCGCGACGAAGGAACTGAACGCGGAAAAGGACGCCTTGAAGATGATGAAGGCGCAAGTCGACGCGAACGAAAAGTCGCAAGTCAGCCTTCGCACCCGGATCCGCGAACTGACCGAAGATCTGGTCCGTCTGGAAACGGCCGGTCAGCGCGAAACCGAACAATATCGTGAAAAGCAAGCCGAATTGGCCAAACTGACGGACGCCTATCAGGACGCCCGTGATCAGGCCCGGCGCATGGCATCCGACGAAGCGGTCTTTCAGGGGATCGTGTCGGGGTTGGGCGGCATCGCCGGCGCCGCATCCGCCGCACAAGGCGCGATGGGCCTTCTGGCCGGCGAAAACGAAAACCTTCAAAAGATCATGTTGAAGGTTCAGTCCCTGATGTCGATCACCATCGGCCTTCAACAAGTCGAACAAGCCTTGAACAAGGATTCGTCGTTCATGTTGAACGTCGTCGCGAAGGCCAAAACGGCCCTTGCGACCGCGACGACCAGACTTGGAACGGCGCTTCGCCTGACCAACGTTCAGGCAAAGGCCCTGATGGCAACCCTAACGTTGGGCCTTTCCGTCGCCATCACGGCCGTGATCGCCCTGATCGAACGGTTCAAGGCGCGTCAGGAAGCCGAAAAGGAAGCGATGGAAGAATCCATCAAGGCCCTTGAAGAAAAACGGAAGAAGTTGGACGGCATTGCCGACGAATACGGCAAGCAAGTCGCCGCGATCGAACGCCTTCGTTCCGTCATGAAGTCGGAAACGGCCGGATATAACGACAAGATCGACGCGATCAACCAACTTCGTCAGATCATCCCGGATTACAACGCGAAGTTGTCGAAGGAAGGTGACGTCATTTGGGAAAACAAAACGGCCCTTGACGAATATCTGGTCGCCCTTGACAAGTCGCTTCGATACAAGGCCGCCATGCAAGAACTTGAAGACGTGTACGCCAATCTTTACAAGGCGCAACGCGACTTTTATCAGGCATACGGCGACAAGTCCTTGCAAGACTTGTATCAGGAAGCCTTCGCCGCACGCGGATTCAAGCCGTCCGATTCGATCGAACCGTACATTCAGGAAGGCATCAAGAAACAAGTCGATGCATTCTACAACCTTGCGAAAGGTCAGATCGACGGACTTGAACAACAAGCGAAAGACATCATCGCATTCATGGACAAGAATTCCTTGTCGCCGATGAAGACGACCGGCGGCAAGCCGACCGGCGGCAAGGGGTCTGATCAGTCTGACGCATTCAAGGACAATTTGGCGAAGATGAAGGCCCTTTATGACGAATACAATCGTTGGGTCGCGTCTTCCGACAAGATCGTCCGCGACGCGGCCGCCGAACAATTCGCGTCCATCCTGAAAGAAGGCGATTCGTACCTTCACTATCTGGAAAATCAGCGCGACGCGATCATGCAGATCAGCAACCGGACCGCCGAACAAGAAGCGCACCTTCTGGAACTGAATTCGGCCATCGCCGAAGAAACGACCCGGACCGTCATCGCCGACTTTTCAAGCGCCTTGCAAGATCAGTTGTCGAAGGCCGACGACGTGATCGCGAAGTTGGACATCATCCGGGAAAAGCGCGACCAGATCGACGACAACGATCCGGACGCGGCCGGCAAGAAGGACGTCTTGAATCAGGCCGAAACGAACGTCACCGGTCAGATCCGCGAACAATACGACCAGATGTTGACCGAATACGGCAACTTCGAACAACGCAAGCAAGCCATCATCGACGAATACGACGAAAAACGCCGGATCGCCGCCGCCAATCAGGACGAAGAAATGATCCAACGCCTGAATGAAGCGCAAGCGAAGGCGTTGTCGTCCCTTGCATCCGGCGACCTGATGAATTCCGATTCGTGGGCCATGCTTTTCGGCAATCTGGACGAACTGACCGCGCAACAAATCGACGTGTTGGTCCGCGAAATCGAATCGAAGTTCGATTCCCTTTCCGGGATCTTCGATCCGGTGGATCTGCAATCCATCCGGTCCAAACTGAACGAAGCGAAGTCGATATTGGTTCAGGACAATCCGTTCAAGGCGATCGGCGTCAGCATCAAGGCGATCTTCGAAGATGCCGGTGACGATTCGAAGGAATCGGCGGCAAATATCAAGAAGAATTGGAAGAATCTGGCCGAAGCGACGGGAAAGTCCTTCGATTTCGTGTCCGACGCAATCAATTCTTGCGACTTCCTGAAAGACGCCATCGGTGACGTCGGCGCGACCGCCATTTCATCCCTTGCAACCATCACCGCGACATCCATTGCCGTCGCAACGGCCATCAAGACGGCCGAAAATTCGTCCGTGATTCTGGCCATCATTCAGGCGGCCTTGACGGTCATTCAGGCCGTGATCGCCGTCGTGAAATCCATTCTTGGGAATCAGGACAAGCAATTCGAAGAAAAGATCAAATCGTGGAAGTCTTCCGTCGAAGATCTGAAAAACGCGTACACGCAACTTTCGTGGGAAATCGAACATACTTTGGGCGCGGCCGTCTATGAACAACAACGTCAGGCGATCGCGAACATGCAGATGCAACAATACTACCTTCGTCAGATGATCCGCGCCGAAAGCGCGAAGAAGAAGTCCGACGAAGACAAGTTGCGCGAATACCGGGAACAAATCGCCGATCTGGACCGCGACATCGCCGACATGTTGGACGACATCACCGAAGACATCTTGCAGACGACCGCGAAGGACTTTTCCGATGAATTGGGCGACGCGTTGGCCGAAGCATTCAGCAAGGGCAAGGACGCGGCCGAAGACTTCGAAAACGCCGTGAACGGCATCCTTCGGAACGCCATCCTGAATCAGTTGAAGAAACGGTTCCTTGAACAAGGTCTTCAATCGGCCCTTGACAACCTTGAAAAATCGATGGGATATTGGGACGGCGACAAGTTCATCTTCGACGGCCTGACCCAATCCGAAGTCGACGCCTTCAAAAGTCAGGTCAGCATGATCGGCGAACAATTCCAAAACGCCCTTGAAGCCTACAAGGACATTTTCAGCGAAGTCACCGACGAAGAAGGCATGACCGGATCCGGGATCAAAGGTGTCACGGAAGAAACGGCGTCCGTCCTTGTCGGTCAGATCGACGCGATCCGGATCAACCAAATGGAATCGTTGGAAGCGATCCGGCAACAACTTGTGTATTTGTCCGCGATCGCGCAAAACACGTCCTTCAACCGGAATCTGGCGAAGTTGGATGACATCATCCGGCTTCTGGACACGGACACTTTGCGCGGCAACGGTTTATCATAAATCATTGATAATTATGAAGTTAGCAAGAAATTTGGCAAAATCGGCAAAGGCGGCCGGGATCTGCAAGGATTGGCACGACCGTCTTCGCGACCAAAACGACATCGCCGGGATGTTGGCCATGTACGTCAAAGGAATTGACTTCTGCATGGAACACGATTGGCCGGATCTGGAAACCCTTCGCCGGGAATTCGCCGGCGACCCGTTCGTCAGCGATCACGGGATCTTCATCGACAAGAAGGAAGTCAAAGTCGAGAACCGCGCGATGACGGTCCTTCTTGGCGCGTCAGAAGCCGCCATTCGGCAAAACGGATGGTCGGTGGGGGAAATCTACGTCCGGCACAATTCGGTCGCGAAATTGGCCGTTTCTGGCAATTCTTACACCGTCCTTGACGTGTACGACAAGGCCGTCGTCAGGATCATCGCGACCGGGAACGCGAAGGTCATCGTCAAGAACCACAACAATTGCACGATCGACGTCGAACATGAACCGGCGGCCGTCGTGAAGATCAACAATCAAATCATTTAGTCATGGCGGAACCTAACAAAATATTGTACCTTCCATTCGACGAACCAGAAGGATCGGCCGTCGCTTACGACTATTCGGCAAGCCGCGCGGACGGCGCCGTCAGCAATGCGACGTTCGTGACCGGAAAGGCCGGAAACGCGATCCGGTTCGACGGATCCGGGACGTGCGAAGTGACGCAAAACGTCATGTCCGGCCGGATGAATTCCGATTTCACCCTGACGGCATGGGTGAAGACGATCGGCGTCACGACCGGATCGCCTTCGCGCCTGATCTGGACGTTCAATTACGAAGGTGTCGACAACTATTGGTCGCAAGAAATCCCGGTCGGACCTGACGCGTGGATCTTCGTCGCGATCGTCAGACGCGGAAACACCTTTTCCTTCTACCTGAACCTTGCATTGATCGCCGAAGTCACGCACGCCGGCACCATCAAGGGATTTTCGCTTGATCAAGATTACTATTCGACCGAATACGGCAAGGCCATCGTCGACGATCTTTCGATCTTCGATTCGGCCCTGACCGTCGACGAAATGTCCGACCAGACGTCCAACATCCGTTCGTTGGAATACTACATCGACGGCGTGAACTTCAAGGATTTCGGCGTCTTCGTCGCAAAGTCGAAGGGCCTGACGTCCCGGCCGAAGATGAAGACGAACTTCAAGCAAAGTTGGGATTCCTATCACGGCGCCTTCGTGGACCTGAATCACAAGTACGTCGAAGAAAGGACCATCGTCCTTGATTGCTTCATCAAGACCAACGAAGGCAAGATCGGATTCATCCGGAAGATGAACGCCTTCATGGCGGCATTCGACAAGAAGGGAACACATCGCCTGATGGTGGATCTTCATCCGACGCATCCGCTTGTGTTCGAAGTGTACCTTGAAGGCGAAATCGATCCCGACAAGGTGTGGAACGACGACATCATGGTCGGGACGTTCCAACTGACCATGAAGGAACCGATGCCCGTCAAACGGGTCCTGAAACATGTGATGGCGTCGCAAGCGATGTCCGAAGTCTGGATCAAGATCACGACCAACAAGCGCGTTTCGATCTTTTGGGGCGACGGCACCTTCGTCGAAGACGTGTCCGGAACCGAACTGACCGTCCGTCACAACTATCAGCAAAACGGCGATTATTTCATCATCATCGCCGGTGTCATCGAAGAAGTAACCGAAACCGAAACTAATGCGATCATCGTATGGCCCAAAATATAAAATATTATCTGGATGACGTCAATCTGGCGTCATACGGTGTCTTCGTGTCGGCGTCGAAGGGCCTTTTGTCGCGTCCGAAGGCGAAGGCGTCCGTGAAGGAAAATTGGACGGCGCATCACGGATCTATCCATGATCTTTCGGCCCGGTACGTCGAAGAAAGGACGATCGCGTTGGATTGTTTCATCAAGACATCCGGCGGCCCGTCCGGCTTCGCCGAAGCGATGAACACCTTCATGAACGTCTTTTCCAAGTCCGGCACGATCCGCCTGAAAGTCGAAATCGACGTCAACAAGCCGCTTGTGTACGAAGTCTATCTGGACGATGCGATCGATCCGGACAAGATTTGGCAATCAGCGCAAATGACCGGCACGTTCCGTCTGGTCCTGAAAGAACCGTCACCCGTCAAACGGGTCCTGAAATTCGTCGCATCCGGAAGCCGGACGGCGACGATCGGCCTGACGTCGAACAAGATCGTCACCGTGTATTGGGGCGACGGATCCGTCACGGACGACGTGTCCGGGACAAGTCAATCCCTTTCGCACCAATATTCGGCAAACGGGACGTATTTCATCATCGTCGCCGGCGTCATCGAAGAAATCGAATCGTTCACTACTAACGCGACCGTGATATGGCAGAAACTATGATCTTGAAGGTCCGTCACGCGGACGGGACCGAATCACTTCTGGAATCGCACGCCAACGGAACGGTCGTCACGTCGGCGAAGCAAGCCGTCAGCGAAAACAATCAGGACGTCTTGAAGATCGACATCCTTTCGGCGGTCCCGATCACCCTTTCGATCGGCGATTCGATCGATGTGTTCGGCCGCCGGTATTGGATCAACCAGAAAGTCCCGATGACGAAGGTCGGCGAAAACCAATACAAGTATTCCGCGACCTTCGAAGGCATTCAATATCAATTGGCCCGGTCGTCTTACGACGTCAATCTGGATCCGACGTTGACGAACGCGGATCTTCGGTCCGATTCCCTGACCGGCGATCTTCGCCGCTTCGTGTCGGTCCTGATCGTGTCGTCGCAGGACGGCACGCCGGGATTGTTCGAAATGGGCGACGTCCCGGAATCGACCGAAACGAAGACCCTGACGTTCGGCGACGGCGACAATTGCCTTTCGATCGCGCAACGGCTTTCGCAGGAATACAACCTTCCGTTGACCATCGAACCGAATCAGGCCGGGACGAAATACCTGATCAGTTACGGCAAGGAAGGGAACATCTTCGGCACGCAATTCAAGTTCGGCGCCGGAAATGGCATCTATGAATTGAAGCGCGACAACGTGTCTTCCGCGAACATCGTCAACAAGTTGAAGGTGCGCGGCGGAACGAAGAACATCACCAACAAATATCGTTGTCTGAACCTTCTTCTTCCGAACAAGAACCGGGCGCAATCATACATCGTCGATCAGGATTCGATCGATGCCTTCGGCGTCTGGAACGGCAAGAAGACGTTCCCGGACATCTATCCGCACCGGACCGGCACCGTGACGGCGATCGACGCGAACGACGTCCAGAACTTCGTCGATTCCGGCATGGACTTCGACCTGAACGAAGTGGATCAGGAAACCGGCGCGACGAAGTGGCTGATCGACGGCCTTGCCGCGAAGATCCATTTCAACACGGGCAACCTTGCCGGATATGAATTCGACATCGTGTCTTACGATGCCGTCACGAAGACCTTCCGGATCAAGAAGTTCACCGACGAAGCCGGCCTTGTGATCCCTTCCGACGATCACGCCGCCTTCCAGATCGGCGCCGGCGACAAGTATGTGATCCTTGACATCAACATGCCTGATTCGTATATCAGCGCGGCCGAAGCGGAATTGCAGGATCGGGCGGAAGAATACCTTGCACAAAATTCGTCGCCGAAGGTGAAGTATTCCTTGACCCTTTCGGAATTCTTCATCAAGTCGGTCATGGACGCGAACCCGAACCAGAACCTTTTCTGGATCGGCGACTTCATCCCGATCAAGGACGACGACATCGGCGTCGACAAGGCGATCAGGATCACCGGATTCACGCGCGACCTGATGGATCTTTACAACTATCAGATCACGATCAGCGACATCGCCTTCACGGTGTCGATCCAGACGCGGATCATCGCGGACATGATCGAAAAGGACAAGATCATCCAGATCAACCAACTGAACGATCCGGCACGCGCCCGTCGCAATTGGAAGGACGCGCAAGAACTGATCGGCATGGTCTTCGATCCAGACGGCTATTTCACCGACAAGATCCGGCCGGCATCCATCGAAACGATCGCCATGACGGTCGGCGCGAAGTCAATGCAATTCGGCCTTGTCGGCACCGTATTTCAACCGAATTACGGCGGCAACGGGAACCGCGTCGTCGTGACCGGCGGCACGTTGGTCCATTACACGATCGACGATCAACAAGCCGTGTCGTGGACCATGCAGAACGGCGACTTTACGATGCAATCCGATTCCGGCGTGTACTACATTTACGCGAAATGCAATCGGACGACCAATTCCGGTAACTTCGTCTTTTCGACGGATCCGATCAAGTGCGAATCCGATCCGAACTTTTATTATTTTTGGGTCGGTGTACTGCATTCGAAGGACGCGAACACCGGCACGCGTGCCATTTCGCTTTCATACGGCTTCACGCAGATCAACGGCCGTTACATCACGACCGGCCGGATCCAATCCGCCGACGGAAACAATTACATCGATCTGGACGAAAACAAGATCCGATTCGGCAACCAATCGTGTTATATCGATTGGAACGTCACGCAGAACGGTCAGTTTTCCTTGCGGAACGTCAAGGTCGTGTCAGGATCCGGCGACGCGTGGGACATTCCCGTCTATCGCGGCACATGGGATTCGACGGCGACGTACTATTCCGGCGACGAAGTGGACTACACGTCCGGCGGAAAGACGATCACATACCGGTACATCAACCAGACCGCGACGTCCGGCCATCTTCCGACGGAAACGGCCTATTGGAAGCCGGTCGCAACCGGCAAGGATGGTCAAGACGGCGCATCCGGCCAATCGTCCTTCAAGGCATTCGCATTCCGCCGCGTGAACGCGTCTTCCGTTACGGCACCTTCCGGCGGTTCGTTCAGTTCACCGGTCCCGACAACGACGGGTTGGT